TGCGCTAGTGACGGTTGCGGCAGGCACAGTGCGTTGGTTTGCACCATTGACCAAAACATCCCCACCGGTTGCAGCAGTCAGACGGATTTCTTGGTCGTTTTTGAACACTTGGAAGCCAGCAATATCGCTGCGGATCATTGCACGCTCATACGCATCACGCGAACGAGACGAATCTTCGGAACGACCAGCCAAATTGCCAGCCATCGCATTCATGGCGCTTGGTGCATAGAACGCCATGCGGCCATCTTGTGGCACGCCAATGCGAGTGAGCCGGTTGTCCAGATCAGCCACATCGTCGTAACCAGTCGCTGCACCGGTGCGCTTCGACACGACCGAGCCATACAGCGCAGCGGTATTGAACAACGCCATGTTGACATCAGACGCCAATTTTTGTTTGGAAGCCGTGCCGTACTGGTTCATTGCAAACGTGTTGCGCAGATTTTTGGAACTCAGCGTCTTGGGGATAGACTTGTGATACCCGACTGAGCATGGCACGTTGAGCTGGGTCAGACCATCAAAGTTTGCGGACTGATCAAAGCCGTCATACGACGCGCCAATCATTGGAGACGGAAGCCAAAACTTATCTTGGGCATTGACAGCTTCTTGAGGAGTCAATGGATCATACAACTCTGCACCTTTGGCGATGACGAGCAAATCATCAAAGCCCTCGATGACGTTATCAAACATCACCTGTTCTTGCTTCGTGAAACTGGTAGCCATAATTCAAAACCTCATGGATTATTTGCGAAGGCTTTTCTTGTAAGCGATCAGTTTGGTACGGTCGCCCGTCCGTTCTGCATCAGCTTCAAGTTGAGCTAATTTCTTGCTACTGCCTGACGCGGGCGCATTGCTGCGCAAGTTGGTGTCAGCAGGCGTTGGCTTGGTTGGTTTCGACACTTTCAGATCCTTTTCGAGTTTGCCGATTTCGGCAGCAAACTTGGCGAGATTGGTGATTTTTGACAGGCGTTCGAGTTGGGCAGGATTTTTGCCGAGTGCGTATACAAGCAACGCAGGATTATCAGCAGCTTCAAGCAAGATGCTTTGTCGCGTCTGGTCGAAGATGGACACCACCTCCTCCTCAGCTTCGGCAAAGTCTTTGGCCTTGAGTTTCTTTGCATTCTCCTGATACGCCGTGCGCTTGGCTTCGGCTTCGCGGATCAGTGCTTGCTGTTGCTCCTGCTGTTTTGCCTTGGCCTTTTCGACCTCAACGGCGGCTTTCTGCCAATCAATCAGCTTTTTTTCAAACTCCCACTCATCCCAGTCACACGACTCAAGCGTAGGCTTGGGCGGCAACTCTGGAGCGGCAGTTTGCGGCTGTTGGGCTTTGCGCAGCTGCTCTAACTCACGTTCGGCTTGACGAAGCTTCCGGTCTTTTTCGCGCTCACGTTTGCGCATGTTGCGAATGACCGATGACGCATCTTCATCACCATCATCTTCACTCTCTTGGGATTCATCGTCTGGCTTTTCGCCAAACGTCACTTCAACTTCGCCATCATCCGCCGGATCGTTCTCAGCGTCATCTGGCTCTGCATCGGTGTCTAGATCGTCGTCTGGCAATTCCTCAGACGTGTCTAAGCCCAAGCTTTCATCTGCCTGTTGTGTCATGTTTACCTCGGTTGCTCAGTCTTAAATGGGCGACTGGACGCCTTGTGGGAGTTGCGGTATGGGCGTCGGATTAGTCTCAACGCTCGCCGCGATTTGTTGCTGGTTCTGCTGCTGTGAGCCTTGCATAGCCGACAACATTTGTAAGATTTGTGCCATTTGCGCGTTTTGCTGCTGCTGCGCTTCCATCATGATTTTGATGGTTTCAGCATTGGCCTTGTCAGCCTGCGCTAGTGTGTGGGCGGTCTTGGCGCGTGCAGCTTCGGCATTAGCCTGTGCTTCCTCGCCCATCTTCTGCATGAGTTGGGTTTGTGCATCAGGCGGCTGATTAGCCATTGCTGCTGCTTGCTCTTGCTGCTCTTTGATTTCGTCGTCGGTTGGCTCTGCTGCACCCATAGACAGCAACTTCTTGCGGCCAAACTTAGCGAGATCAGACAGCCCTTCGCCGTCCAAGTTGCTCACAATCGTGGCTGAGATGACGGCTTGCAACTCAGGATCAGGCGTAACAGGCAGCATCTTGAGCAGGTTTGACACGGTTTTCTCACGACGAGACGCAAACGACGCGCCCACATCAACAGCCACGTCATACTTGCCGTCAGACAGATTGTTCTCGTATTTCAGCACATTGTCTTTCATGGTTGGCTGATTGATCACAATCGTGTCTTCGGTGTCGTCATGCCATACAGCACGCATTTCGCGACCATCTTCGTCGTAAAGTTCTTGTGCCATCGACAGCCACACGCAGCCACTGTGCCGCATCGCTTTAGCCATATTGTCCATGTAGATAAACGCTTGCATATCCAAGCGCTCATGGATCTTCTCGACGGTTTCAGTAGCAATATTGCTGACCATTTGGTCGGCTTGCTGCTGATTGCCAGTCAGTTCGGCGATATCCACACCTGCTACTTGAATCAGCGCGGTCATAGCCTGCGGCAGTTGTGGCGGCTGTGTGTATGCAATAGGCGCAGGCGGCAGTTTATTGCCGCTTGCATCGGTAGTCTGGTTGATTAGCAGGTACGGGTAATCCTCAACCGCATCATCTGCCCACATGCCTTCGTTGCCCGCGATTTGTTCGGGCGTAAAGATTGGTTTTTGCTTGTAGCCACTCGCCGCAATCTCGACCAGTGCTGACGTAATGGTGTTGTAAATCTGCTGTGGATCGCGAGCAATGCGCACATGACCCCATGCCCGTTCGATGCCATCAATAAACATCCGTTTGCCATACATCGGGATGATCGGGATGTACTTGCCTGCAATGTAGCCATGATCTTCGAGCACACCCGACGCATCAATCACATATAAATGCACCTTGCGGCATTTGATCGTCTTGGTGCGTGCGCGATAGTAGCCTTGAGCTTCAAGCGACCGAATCTGATCAGCCAATTCTTCGGCTTCTTCCTCAGATTCGTTCAACTTCACTTCATCTTTGGCGGTGTCGTGTTTGTAGAAGGCGAGCTTTTGCTTAACTTCTTCGACCTCATAGTATTCAGCAACATTGACCACATCAGCCGAGAACCACTCAAATGAGTACTGGTTCTTTTCAACCACATCAAACGACGATGGCGACTTACCGAACCGCTCCTCGTAAGCATCAGGCGTCATACTGATGATATGCCATGCGTATTTAGCATCAGCTTTGTCTTGACGCTTGGCTGATACATCAAAAAACACGGTTTGATCAGCGTCAAAAATTGGCTCTAAGACGATGCGCTGGCGGTCGTCATCCTCATCTTCTTCATCTTCGTATTTGGCTTTGATCTTCCACGCGCCGATACCGCCTGCGACAGCTTCTTCAAAGGCGTTATCGTAGGCTTCCTGACCATTGCAGTCTTGTTCGTCGGCACGATACAGGCCGTTCATGTTTTCAGCGGTTTCTTTGCTGCCTGATGAGTCTTTGCTCTTGAAATTGACAGTAATTCGATTGTTACGGTATTCGCTAAACAACCGAGTAACTGCCAAAGACACTTTGTTGACTTCGAACTTCGGGCGGTTTTCAAACTGCTGACCGAGATTATCTTCCCACTGTGCACCTTGGACAAACGCGAACCGACGATCTTCAAGACACTGCGCTCTGTTGTCGCGCTGTGGGTCATAAGTCGCGTCAAAGCCACGCATAGCGCGGTCATGCACTTGCGTGAGTTTGTCAGTCGTGGTCATTATCTGCGGTTCCAATGATGTGTGCGTTTGGGCATGGATGGTGGCGGTGGCGGTGGCGTGACGTGCATCGCTTGGACAGACAGCGCCAGATACCGAAACGCATCAGCGGCATGACTTGCCCAGTCATGGACAGGACGAGCCTTAAACTCGCCCATCTTGTCGTTGTACTCGCGCCGATAGTTGCTTAATGCGTGCAAGCCTGCCGAGCATTTGTCCGTGTCAAACCAGCAGCTAGACAGGATTTGACGGCTTGCTTCAATGCCATCTTCAACTGACACGTTTTTGACGATCTCAAAGTTGATGCCGAGCTTGCGTGCTGTTTCAATCCGAGACATACCCGATCCAAGCTCGCGTACTGCGATGTCATGCGGAGCAAAGTGTTTGCCGTACAGATAGCCGCGTTGCTCAAGGATGCGAGCATAGTGCGGCAGACCCTCACCAGTGGCTTCGTAGTAATCAACGACGCGGACTTCTTTTCCCACGACCTGCACAAACCAAATCGTTGTTGAGTCGCTAACGCCCAAATCCCATACCGTGTGGACTTTGAGCGCAGGATCAACAGGGACGCGAGTAATCCGACCATCGCT